TACATGAGGGCAGAAAACCATGATGGTCATGCATGGAACATGTACTGTGATATCGAGGACGCCGTGGCGGGGATCGTGAAAGAGCAGATCGCAAGCACAAAGCCAGATGTTACCGACATAAGTGTCGGGAACATGGTGAGCAAAGAGGCTGTGCTTGATGAAATCCACAAGTACATGGAGGAGCCAGATTATACTGTTGGGCTACTGCATGACAGAGTTTGTGAGATGCCTCCTGCACAGCCTACGCTTTACGGATACGACATCAAGCACCTGGCATTTGTCGCTTCAATCATGGCGAAAAAGGGATTGAGTCCAGAAGAAGCTGTTACCATCTTCCGGGATGTAAACCGAGTGATCGAGATGATGCTTGAGGACATGAGAGATGGTGCCAGGAGAACGCTGGAGCAGATGTTTGCAGGAGGACAGGATGGAACAGTGTAAATGTCCGAACTGCGGAGCGGCGATCAATATAGACCGGATGATCTGCGAGTATTGCGGCACGACTTTCAAACGCAATGATGCAGTTTTGAGCAAATTAGGACTGCCGAAGATTGTGATACAAAGACCTGGGATTAAAGTTTTTGGCGTTAACATGGCTATATCAGGCGATCAGATGCTTTATATGGAGCAAGAAGATATAGAGGCCATGATATGTAGCGAAATGTCGCACAAGATCGCACAGGAACTGGTAAAACATCTGGATATTAAAATCCGATATGACATGAGTACAAGGATGAATGTTTACTCGGCAAAACTCCGCATCCTTGATCCTGCTTTTAAGTTCTGAGGTATAAAAAATGAGCTTCCACCAAAACCAGAACAGAAAGGCCGTCTGCCCTCTCTATGAGAGCATGGTGAGGTCTTCAAACAACAAAATTGCCGGGATTCAGTGCCGCTGTCTGGATCCCGGCTTTGATGCGTCTGTGATCGTCAGACTGCATGGTTTCAATGAACTGATGCGCCATAAGCGGCAGTTCTGCGACAGGATGGATGGATACAAGAGCTGCCAGTGCTATAGGCAGTTTGAGAAGCTCAACAAATAAAAGGACCAGCCGTGGGGCCGGTCCTTTGTTTTATCCTCTCTCCATCTTTTCTTTGATCGCGGCAAGAAAGAACTGCCGCATGCTGGTGTAACCCTGTTTCTCAGCAGATTTCTGCATTTCTTCATACTCCTCAGGTTTGACCCGGAATCTGATCTCCTTGAGCTTGGAGAGGTACTCCATGGTGTAGTCTTTGTTATAAGCCATCACTGTTCCTCCCAGGGATCAATCTCTCCAACTGCGACAGGATCGTCACCATCATCGATCACGATGACGAGGGACCCTTCTCCAAGTTTCCGGGCCATCTTCTTTGCCTCTTCAAGATCGTGGGAACCGTATCCCCAATCATTGTCCTCTCTGTCCATAACCGCCGCATACCATGTCTTCATTGTGTTTTCCTCCTTCTCTTCAAGGGCCTTGCCCTGTTCCATTGTATCACATTGATTTGCTGATGTTGTAGTAGTCTCTGACCTCGTTAAGGTTCAGAAACATGTGCGGCGCTTCCACGTTGTCGGAAACATGTCTGTATCCGAATCCGTAAGGGTTCCGCTCGATGTAAGCAATCACTTTCCCGGAACCGTCAACGATGTACCGCCTGCCTACATAACGCTTGACGAGTTTGTTCATGACGTTCTCCTTTCGTGGTGGTTATTTGGAAATCCTGCCGCCGGTATCGATCCGGCGGGCATCCTCTGCGGCAGGTGATTGTTATTTTGTGAATATCTCTTCCCCGTAAATCATCCAGTATTCGGAGTGGAGAAGAGGGTTTCCGACTGTTTTTCTGTCAAAATCCTTATATGTCTTGATGAGATGCTCGGCCTGCTCCTTTGTTGCTGTGCTTGCCTCAATCTTTCCATCCTTAATCACAAAATATCTTTTCATTTCGTTCTCCTTTCGTTCTGTGGTGTTGTTTTCTTGACCTGCCTATAGGTTACCAGAAATAGCGCACTAATACAACCGGCAGAATAACCAAACTTAGCGCACTCTTTTTGTGCAATATTTAGCGCACTAACACAAAGCGAAACGGCAAAGGACGATGAAACCGCATCAAATCTGCGATGATGGCAGCATGAGAGAAGTATGCGAAAAATCGAATGAACTGAGGAAACTGGGACGGAGAGTTATCAGAGACCGCCCCGATTTGGCGTGGATAAGGGAGTCCAGGGTTAGGATCGGATATGCGATGTCCAGTAAGGACAAGACTAAGGATGACCGGATCATCTTTGCGGAGTGCCACAGGGTAAAGCCCCTCTGGCAGGCGTTTATCCCTTATGACTTTGTGATCGTGTTCTATGAGCCAAATACCATGCTCATGGACGAGAAACAGCTTGAGACCCTCATGTACCACGAACTGCTGCACATTGGCATGGATGACAATGGATACCTCAAACTGAAGCCTCATGATATCGAGGACTTCCGGGTCATCCTGGACGAATATGGCATGGACTGGAATGCCGTTGAGGAGGGTGATATGAACAATGGCCCGTAATCCAAAGCAGGACGCAAATTTGAAGCCCTTCTCAAAAAGAACAGAGAGCGAGCAGAGAGAAATACGAAAGAAGGGCGGCAAGGCTTCTGGGGCGTCCAGGAGGGCGCTGAAGACATTCAAAGAGGTGCTGATGGACGGTCTCACGAAAGAGGAACAGGAAGTCATGATGAAGGCTCTGAAGCGCAATGCGATGAGAGGGAACCTCCCATCTATGGAATTCCTGCTCAAAATGATGGGACAGCATCCCGATCAGAAACAGGTGGTTGATGACGGAGAGAGCGGTGTCATCATGATGCCGCCTATCATGGAGGACCCGGACGATGCCTAATGTTGTTTGGGAACCACAGCCCCGTCAGTACATGGCAATGCAGAGACCGGAGTATGAACTGTTCTACGGCGGCGCTGCAGGCGGCGGAAAGAGCGACTATCTGCTTGCGGAAGCGTCACGGCAGGTCAATATACCGAACTACACAGGGATCATCTTTCGGAAGACCTTCCCACAGCTTGCCGAACTGGTGGACAGGAGCCAGTACCTATACCGCAGGGCGTTTCCGGGGGCAAGGTACAACGACTCAAAACATGTCTGGGTGTTTCCGTCCGGCGCAAAGATTTACTTCGGAAATATGCAACATGCAAGCGACAAGATCAACTACCAGGGCAAACGGTACGACTTTGTGGGCTTTGATGAATTAACGCACTTCACATGGGAAGAGTATTCATATCTCTATTCCAGAAACAGACCTTCCGGTCCTGGAACGAGGGTGTATCGGAGATCAACCGGTAACCCTGGCGGAATCGGACATGGATGGGTGAAAGCATATTTTGTCACGGCGGCTCCGCCAATGACGCCGGTGAAACAGATACTGACAGTACCAGACCCGGACGGGAAGCTCATTACCTACGAACGGAAGAAGATATTCATCCCTTCAAAGGTATGGGACAACAAGAAGCTCCTTGAAGCGGACCCTAACTACATCGCAAACCTATCCCTCATGGATGAGGCAGACAAAGAGGCCCTTCTCAACGGAAATTGGGATAGCTTCCAGGGCCAAGTGTTTTTGGAGTGGAAGAACGATCCTGCAAATTACCAGACGAGGCGGTGGACGCATGTCATTGATGACTTTCTGATCGACCCAAGCTGGAAGGTATATCGCTCCTTCGACTTCGGTTATGCCCGTCCGTTCTCTGTTGGATGGACTGCCGTAGACCATGTGGGGCGCATGTACCGCATCCATGAGTACTACGGATGCACACGGCAGCCGAACACAGGAATCAAACTGACGCCGCAGGAGATTGCCAGGAAGATCAAGGAGATAGAAGCGACTGAGCCTAACCTCAAAGAGCGTTACATCTCCGGGATAGCTGACCCTGCCATCTGGGATGTTTCTCACGGCGAGAGCATTGCAGAGATGATGGAGAAGGAAGGCGTCTACTTCGACAAGGGAGACCACAAGAGACTTGCCGGGAAGATGCAGTTCCATTATCGGCTTGCTTTCGACAAGATGGGCATTCCGATGTTCTACGTTTTCAAGTCGTGCAAGGACTTCATAAGAACGATTCCCAACTTGGTCTATGACGAGAAACACGTTGAGGACATCAACACTGATGGCGAAGACCATATTTACGATGAGCAGAGGTATCTCTTCATGGAGCATCCGCTTAATCCGAGGCAGAACGAAGCGTTTACTCCGCCTGCCGAAGATCCGCTGAACATCTGGACAGACGAACACAAATACACAGGAGGACGAGGAATCTATGCCTGATATTCCTATCAATGTGCCTGCGGCAAATCCCCCAGGCATACCTATCAATGAAAAGCCGATCTCGCTGGCTGACGCGAGGAAGGCTGCCGCTGCCGCAGTGCCACAGCCTGCAATAGGCGAGGCACAGCTTAAAGCGGCGCAGGACCGTCTGGAGCGGTACAAGCAAGGAAAGGCAAACTATGACGAAAGGATCATAGAAAATGAGGACTGGTGGCGCTTCCTGCACTGGCAGAACTTCCACCGTAATCCCAGAACACTTGAGAACAAGAAGCAGAACTTCAATGCGAAACCTGTTTCCGCATGGCTGTTCAACTCGATCATGAACAAGCATGCCGATGCGCTCGATAACTTCCCAGAGCCTGCGGTGCTGGCGCGGGCAAGGGATGATGAGGACGCGGCGAAGAAACTGTCAACCATTCTTCCGGTAATCCTTGAAAACTGCAGATTTGAGGCGACATACTCTACGGACTGGTGGGACAAACTGAAAAACGGCGTGGGTATCTATGGTGTCTTCTACAACCCAAAACTGATGAACGGCATCGGGGATGTTGATATCAGGCCCATCGATGTGCTGAACATGTATTGGGAGCCGGGAGTGCAGGATATACAGGACTCAAAGGATGTATTTCTTCTGACGCTGAAGGACAACGATCAGCTTGAATCACAGTTCCCGCAACTTAGAGGGAAGCTCCGGGAGAGCGGCCTTTCGGCAAAGCAATATCATCACATGGACTATGTGGACGTATCTCACAAGTCGTTGGTCGTGGATTGGTACTACAAACTGAATCAGGGCGGCAGGGATGTCCTGCACTACGTTCAGTGGGTGGATGATACCGTTCTGTATGCGTCCGAGGATGATCCCAAATACGCACAGACAGGATTCTACAATCACGGCAAATATCCCTTTGTATTCGATGTCCTGTTTGAGGAAAAAAGTTCACCGGCGGGTTTTGGCTATGTCGATGTCATGAGGAATCCGCAAGAATTCATTGATCGTCTGGACGGAGCGATCTTGGACAATGCTCTCTGGGCGGCGAAGCCAAGATATTTTTGCAAGGATTCCATGGGCCTGAACGAGGAAGAGTTCCTCGACATGAACAAGCAGATGGTTCATGTATCCGGCTCTCCGAATGAAGACAACCTGCGGCCTATCGAGACGAAGGAACTGTCAGGTAATACGCTTGCGGTCTTGCAGGCGAAGATCGATGAGTTGAAGGAAACCTCCGGGAACCGGGACTTCAGCCAGGGCAGTACGGTGTCCGGGGTGACTGCCGCAAGCGCTATCGCAGCTCTTCAGGAAGCAGGGTCCAAGGGATCCAGAGACATGCTCAAGGGATCCTATAGGGCATTTACAGAGATATGCAATCTCGTTATCGAACTGATTCGGCAGTTCTACGATCTGCCTCGTACCTTCAGGATCACCGGCGAGAATGGGCAGCCAGATTATGTGGAATTCAGCAATGGGCCGATGCAGGCACAGCAGACCACAGAGTTTGGCATGGATTTCTCTACCAAGGAACCGATCTTTGATATCAAGGTAAAGGCTCAAAGAGCAAATCCCTACAGCAGGACGGCGCAGAACGAGCTTGCATTACAGTTCTACAATTTGGGCTTCTTCAATCCACAGCTTACGGACCAGGCTCTGGCCGCAATCGATATGATGGATTTTGAAGGCAAGGAAAAAGTCAGAGAGACGATCAGAAATAACGGCACGCTCTTTGAACAGTTACAACAGGCACAGCAGACAAACCTTCAGCTTGCACAGTTTGTTGCCGAAACAACAGGAGAAGTGAGACCGCTTGCGGCACTTCAGCAGCAGATGGGAATACCGGATGCGGCACCTGTTCCTCAGAGCGGCGGAGCGGCACCTCAGAACGGCGGGAGCACCTATGAAAAGGCCGCACAGAGAGCGAAGGAGGCGACAGAAGTACGATGATAAGGATCGCCTTAAGGCAGGACGAGCGGTCCGCGCAATTCATTATCAGCGGACATGCGGGATATGATGAGAATGGTAAAGACATCGTCTGCGCTGGAGTCAGTACACTGACCAACACTCTGGCAAACATGGTACGACAGTGGGCAGAGGCTGACTTGATTCCTTTGTGGATGATATGGCCCGATGATGAGCCGCATCATATCTATGTGGAGA